AAGACCGCTGTTGGCGAAATCACCCTGAACAAGTGGCGCAAAGCCGCCTCTGCTGAGGCTATCAAGAAGTCCGGTTATGATGCTGCTGTCCGTGATACCGATACTGCTCTGCTGAAGGATGTGCAGAAGGGCGTTCGCGCAAGTCTGTTTGGCTTCCTTAACGGCACTATTGCCAATTCTGTCACCGCTTCCGGTGCTGACCTTCAGTCCGCTCTGGCCGATGCGTGGGGTCAGCTGCAGGTTAAGTTTGAGGACGATACCGCCGAGGCTGTTTACTTTGTGAACCCCCTCGATATTGCCTCTTATCTCGGTGCCGCAAGTATCACCACTCAGAACGCATTCGGTATGAACTATGTTGAGGATTTCCTCGGTCTGGGCACCGTGATTATTTCCTCTCAGATCACTCAGGGTACTTTTGTGGCAACCGCAAAGGAAAACCTGGTTGTTTACTACCTGACCATGAATGGCGACATCGCCGCTGCGTTCAACCTGACCGCTGACGAGACCGGCTTCATCGGTATCAAGTCTGGTTACCAGAACGAGGAGCGTGCACAGATTGAATCCTTGGTTATGTCCGGCGTTCAGATTCTTGTTGAGTACGCAGCTGGCGTTGTCAAGGGCACTATCGGCGAAGATGCTGGCGGTGATGATGCTGGCGATGAAGGTGCTGGCGATGAAGGTGCTGGCGATGATGAGCAGGGCGCATGATGTACAGGGTAATTAAGGCGTTTACCGACCTGAAAGACAACAATCACGCCTATTCTGTGGGGGACAACTTCCCCCACAATGGCGCTGAGGTTGATGCTGAACGGATCGAAGAACTGGCAAGCGACAAGAACAGACGGGGCGTTCCGCTGATTGAGGAAATCGCAGAAAAGACGAAACGGACACGGAAAAGAAAAGACGAAGAATGACAAAGGAGGAGCAGCGTAATGCTTGGACTGGTTCTGAAGCACCTGAAAAACTGGTTTGTTTTGCCCGGAGGGGTCCGGTGCGGGACCTACACCGTGGAAAACGGGAGCATTACGCTTCCCTTTCTTTTGGAAGGCCAGCACTTTCGCATCTTGGGCAGCGTGTTCAACGACGGGGTACACCAGTATAGCGACGAGCTGACGTTGACGGATGAGACTTTTTACGGGGAAATCTGGGCACTGGCAATTCCAAAGGCGCTGCTGGACCTTGTGACGGAAATTGAAGAATGGCAGACCAAAAACGGGGCCGCTGTGTCTGGACCATACCAGTCTGAGAGTTTTGGCGGGTACAGCTACACGCTGAAATCAGGCGGCGCGGACGGCGGCTCGGAATCCTGGCAGAGCGCTTTTTCTGCAAGGCTGAACCAATGGAGGAAATTATGAGCCTATTGGATGAAGCAAAATTTTCAACATGTTTTCTGGAAAAGACCCGGACGCCGGACGGCGAAGGTGGTTTTATCACGGAATGGGCAGAAGGTGCTAAATTCATGGCTGCTTACCGATTTGATACTTCCATTGAAGCCTTGATTGCAGAGAAACAGGGCGTCACAAGCCTGTACACCATCACCACGGAGCGAGCGGTGGTACTGGAGTATCACGATATCCTCAAACGGCTGTATGACGGAAAAATCTTCCGGGTGACCTCTGACGGCGACGATAAATTTACGCCGGAAAGCGCCTCGCTGAACATGCGGCAGGTGACGGCAGAGGAATACAAGCTGCCGCAGAATGGAGGCGCCACATGACAAAAGGCGCAGTGCTGCACCAGTTTTTTAATCAATTCCTGACCTTTTATGCCGCTTCCAGTGTGCCGGAAGATGTGATCTTTCCATACGGCACTTATGAGCTGATTACGGACAACTGGGACGGTGGAGAAGTTGGGCTGACGGTCAATTTGTGGTTCCATACGGAGTCCGAAGCCATTCCAAACGCCAAGGCTGCTGAAATTGCAAAAGCCATTGTTGATCTGCAAAAACCTTGCCCGTGCGAGGGAGGCTATGTGTGGTTTAAACTTGGCCACCCGTGGAGTCAAAGCTTGTCCGACGACACGGCGCCCGGAATTAAACGACGGTATCTGAATGTGACCGTCGAATATCTAACCAAATACTGATGAAAGGAAAACAAAAATGGGTAGATTTACGAAAGTCGCACAGTCCACTTTTGATGAATTTCAAGTGGATGCGGGCGTGTTGCTGAATAGCTTTGATCCCGAGGCGCCCGAACTGGTTGACGAAAACATCATCTGTGCCACTACTGGCGGCATCAACCCGACCTGCGTTCCGACTTACAGCGATTATGCGGAGGACATCGACAACGCTCCAAACGGCATGAAAGAGTTCATGCGCCTTGACGGCTGGGAGACCTCTCTGGGCTTTACCGCACTGAACACCACTCCTGCCGTCGTCCGTATGGCTCTGGGTGCGGCGGACATTGATGCGTCTGCTGGAAAAATCACGCCTAGACGCAATCTGCAGGATACTGATTTTGCCGATGTGTGGTGGGTTGGTGACCGCTCCGATGGTGGATTGGTCGCTATCCGTCTTATCAACGCACTGTCCACTTCTGGCTTCTCTCTCCAGACCACGAAGAACGGTAAGGGGCAGATCGCTGTGACTCTGGCTGGCCATGTGTCCATCAACGATCAGGACACCGTTCCCATGGAGTTTTACGTACAGGAAGGCGCCGGGGAATAATTAAGCGCGAATTTTAGGAGGTAAAACAATGGCAAGATTTCTGTTTGATTGCGAGGATGAAATTTGTCTGCCTGCCGCATATCGCTTGGTTGATGAAATCAAGCCTTTTGTTGACAAAATGAAAGCGGTTGATGTCGGCGAGGATGAGGAAAAGGGCGGCAGAAAGGTTGTATTCAAGAAGATTGTCGAGAATATGATGGTAAAGTACCCCGCAGACACTGGGGAAATGCTAGCAAAGTTTTGGGTATTGGATGATGGCGAAACTGCACCCAATACATTCAAGACAATGGCAACACTATTTACTAACGAGGTGGCGATTGATTTTTTTACCTCGTGTCTGCCCTCCCTGCTTCAACTGTCAAGAGAGGTCTTGCCTCTGTTGAACCGGCAAAATTAAAGATGTTTGGATGGGGATATGCTAAGGATTTGTGCATATCCTTTTTCCAAAAAGAACAGGAAGAAAAGGCAGTAAAGATTTACTATGCCGAATGCTTTCGGATTATGACCGAAAACACAGCAAAGTTTGGTGGTGGGTCGTACATCCAAGCCAAACTGCAAGACATTCTTGACCCGAAGCCTGTCGATAATCGCACGGCTGATGACATTATCGAGGGCATAAGAAACAAATTGAAATAAATTCAAAAGTAGGTGAGATCGGTTGAATTTATTTGAATTATTCGTAAAGGTTGGCGTTGACGATCAAGCAAGCGGCAAGCTGCAAGACATTGGTGGTAAACTTGGCAATGGTCTGAAAACGGCGGCGAAAATTGGCACGGCGGCTGTTGGTGCTGCGGCTGCTGGTATCACGGCGTTGACCAAGGCTTCTGGTGACAACTATGCCGAATATGAACAGTTGGCTGGCGGTATTGATACTCTTTTTAAGGCTTCAAGCCAAAAGGTGAAGGAATATGCCGCAAATGCATATAAAACGGCCGGAATGTCCGCAAACGAATACATGTCAACGGCTACAAGTTTTGCCGCAAGCCTTTTGCAGTCACTTGGCGGAGACACGGACAAAGCGGCTGAATATGCAAATCAAGCATTGACCGATATGAGCGACAATGCAAATAAGATGGGTACAAGTATGGAAATGATACAGAACGCCTATCAAGGATTTGCAAAGCAAAACTATACAATGCTTGATAACTTAAAGCTTGGCTACGGCGGCACACAAAGCGAAATGCAGCGTCTTATCAAAGACGCCGCTGCACTTGATTCCAGCATTGACGCAAACAGTATGTCCTTTGCAAACATTGTCAAAGCAATCAATGTTGTCCAGACCGAAATGGGCATTACTGGAACGACGGCGCTTGAGGCCAGCAAGACAATCTCCGGCTCTGTTTCTGCGGCAAAATCCGCATGGAAAAACCTTGTGACAGGTCTCGCGGATGGAAATGCGGATCTCGACAACTTGATTGGCAATTTTGCGGACAGCGTTGGAACTGCAGCGGGAAACATTCTGCCCCGTGTCGAACAGATTCTGAGCGGCATCGGAAGTGCGGTGGAGACAATATTTCCCTTAATTATGGAGAGGGTCCCCCAGCTTATTTCTGATTATCTGCCCTCACTGCTGTCCTCTGCCATTACGATGGTCACCGACCTTGTTAATGGGCTGGTCAGCGCATTGCCACAGATTTTGCAGACAGCTATTCAGGCTCTCCCCCAGTTGGTGGAGGCGGCAAGCACTATCCTTCAAAATCTGGCAACCGCCCTAACGGGTGCAGCCAGCATCATCATAGAGACTGGCTGGAGCTTGCTTAACAATCTGGTTGATGGCATTTTGAGTGGCATCCCGGATATGATCGAGCAGCTCCCGCAGATTGTCGATGGATTTTTGAATTTTATCACCGAAAAGCTCCCGTCTATCCTTGAAAAAGGAACAGAATTGCTGAGCAAATTTGCCTTTGGCATCATCGAGGCTATTCCCCAGTTGGTAGGCAAGCTGCCCGAGGTGATTTCAAGCATCACGGAGTTTGTTGCCGAGAATTTTCCGAAAATCATCAAGGCAGGTGGCGAATTGCTGGGAGAGCTTCTGGCCGGTATCCTTGGTGCGATCCCGGAGATTGCTCTTAAACTGCCCGAGGTGATTTTGTCCATTGTGCAGGCTCTGCGTGATGGATGGACTGAGCTTAAAAATGCCGGCAAATATTTGTTGGAGGGGCTTTGGTCCGGCATTTCTGATAAGGTCGAATGGCTGAAAGGCAAGGTCGCCGGCGTGGTTGATACGATCAAAGGCTGGTTCACCGGCAGCAGCGGTTTTGACACGCACTCTCCCTCCAAGTGGTCGGAGAAGGTGTTCCGCAACGTCATGGACGGCGGAGGAAAAGGTCTGGAGTCCGGCCTGCCAAGCTTGATGCGTGATGTGGAAAATGTTTCAACTGCAGTTAAAAAAGGAATGCAATTTGATATGTCCGAAATCGACTATAAAGTCTCTGGGATTGGCAGGAGTTCCGGAACGATCGCCGCCGCCGGATTGGCGGATACGCCGATTTACATTACAGTTCAGTCTGTATTGGATGGCAGAGTGATTGGTGAGTCTGCGTACCAATACAGCAGAAACAGACAGAGAGCATTTGGAGGGGCTTAATGATTGATGTGTCGTTTTCGATTGGAGAAACGTCCTGGAGCCAAAAACTTTCCACATTTTCAGTGCAAAAAGATCCTTTATTCAGGAAAATTGTTACCACTTTAGACGACGTTGACCATCCATACCCGGGAACATTTAAAACAGTCATTGACTTTTCTTTGGTTCCGCTGACCGATGAAGAAAGCGCCAACCTTTACAATGATTTGAGTGCGTTTGTGTTTTATGTTACATACACAGATCCGCACATTGGGGAAACACGAAAGAAAATGAGACTTAATAGCAATTTGTCATCCGCATTTGCGCTTCGCTCGATTGACGGAAACAGATATTACAAAGGCGGAACAATTCAATTTCGGCAGGTATAATCTATGAAAAACGTAAGCAAGCTTTATTACGAATTGCTGGGTAATGACCTGCACAGAAAAGAAACCCGCATTGTAATAGCGGATAAGGTATATGACGAGTCGCGGATCGTTTCGGCATATACAAGCGGAAGCCTGTTTTCAAAGGTGGGAATTGGGAACTGCGTGTCCAGAAGCGTAAAACTCGAGATATTCCCACAAGACCAAATTCCTCGGCAGGCGAAAATCGAGATATATGTCCGAATCTCTGTTGGAGCAACAGCGAGCGAATGGATTCCCAAAGGCGTGTTTTATATTGATACGCGACAAACCGACAGTTCTACGGGAATGGTCACAATCAACGGATACGACGCGATGCTAAAGGCCGAACAGGTATATCTGGATAATGACCCCGGGTTTGATTGGCCTATGGATATGGCATCAGTGGCAAACAGCATTGCTGAGCGCATGGGCGTTACTATTGATGCCCGGTCAAATATCAGCTCCAATTTCCTAGTAGAGTATCCGCTTGATTACACAATGCGGGAAATTTTGGGGTACATTGCCGTGGCCCATGCCGGAAATTGGATCATCACAGACGCTGGAGAGCTGCGGCTTGTTCGCCTGGTGTCTCTGCCGGCCGAAACAAATTATCTGGTGAACCAGAATGGCGATACGATCACGTTCGGAAGCACCAAAATTCTGATTTCTTAAAAGGAGTGAGAGGAAATGGCTGATAAGGCAATTGGCGACCTGACAAGAGCGGATTCCCTTTTAAATGATTCCTTGTTTGTCATGGAGCAGGATGGAGAAGCCATGTCTCTCTCTGGCGCTCAGATCCGAGCGTTTGCGGAAGATGCGGGCGAAGAGGCTGGCAGACAGGGGGCGGCGCACGTCCAAAAAGGCGCCACATATACGCCAAGTGTTACAGATGATGGCGTAATTTCTTGGACAAATGATGCCGGGTTAGAAAATCCAGACCCGGTGCAGATCCCGGGCGTAGCGTCCTTTAACGGTCGAATGGGTCCGGTTGTGCCTGCTGCTGGAGATTATGATGTGGCTATGGTAGGCGGCAGCAATCACAACCATTTGGACAACTGGTATTTCCCGTTGGCGTCGGTGGTCGACCAGCTTCTCGGATATGTTGTTCCTCCAGATACGGCGTATTACAGCGATACGGGTCTTGCAGCACAAGCCGGAACCGTGAGCGTTTACACCCAAACAAACTACGTGAATGGAGCCTACGGAACCGTCACTGTGGACGGCGCTACCTACTATGTGGCGTGGACAGCTGCAGTGCGAGGGTACGCAACGACAGGCGGTTACACGATTGACAGATGGGTTGGGAACAGAGCGGCTGTGACGCTGGAAGATGTCGGCATTGTTTTGAGAGATGCAACAAGTGGTTCGTATCCGGCATTATGGCAGCAGAAACTGGAACCGGCGCGATTCTTGGGAAAGACCGTCTGTTTTTCCATCCTGACAACAAAAGGCGTCTACACTACCAAGTACACCCTGCCGGAGACGTATGCCGGGGGAAACTTTGCACCGGAAGGCACCGGTTGGGGGTTAATGCGAATTTCACTGGAAGCAAACTGCATTGTTCCAACACTGCGGCTGGAGGGTGACGGAAAGCATTCTGACCCAATCATCGCCGCAAAGTTTGAAATCGGTGACACACAGACACTCGCCCATCAGGATGCAGACGGAAACTGGGTGCTGAATGACGTTCCTGACTATGGCCCGGAACTGGCAAAGTGTCAGCGCTATCAGATTGCGCATTTGGGCGTTGGCACGGACACCTATGCCGCGCACGCCACATTTGGGACCGTTCTCGGGCGCGGGACAGAAGCGAGTTTGCATATTTACCTTCCCGTCTCTATTCGTACAAAACCCGCGGTGTCTTTGTTTGGTACTTTAAGAGCTTTTAACATGGTTACAAACGAGTGGGGACCTTTGGTTACCGGCGCAAGCGTTTACAGCCTTGCCGGAAATCTCCTTTTTATCGCGCTGACCTTCAACGGCGCTTTAACGGAAGGGACGATTTATCAGGTCAGAGCGCGGAGCAGTTTGAACAGCGGCTTCGTATTCAACGCCAATCTGTAAGGAGGAACCGCCCGTGGATGAAGTATTTTACAGCAGGCACTATATCGTCACAGACGAACAAAGGCGCATTACCGACGGCTGGTCGGACGGCCCCTATCCGGAAAAAGACGCCTCCGGGGCCGTTCTCCTGACAGACAAAGGCAGTTATCAGTTCCGTCTGTTTCCGGACGGCGAGGAAAACCCGGCGCTGTTTGACTGGCTGTACAGGATTCCCCTGTATCAGTGGGATGGGGAACAGGTGACTGCCAGACCAGAGGAAGAAATCGAAGCGGAACGGGAAACCGCCAGCCAGCCTACAGAGGCACAGGCGAGAGCGCAGCGGGATCGCCTGCTGGCAGAAACGGACTGGACACAGGTTCTGGATGCGCCGATCGACACAAAAACCCGCGAGGCGTACCGCATTTATCGTCAGGCGCTTCGTGATGTGCCGGAACAGGCCGGATTTCCTGCGGCAATTGTGTGGCCGGAGCTGCCCGAAGCGGTCAAGGCCGAGCCTGATCCTGTGGACGCCGCTTTGGATGCACTGCTTGGCGAGGAGGTGCCTGTATGACAAGAGTGGAAAAAGCAAAACAGTTTCGGCGCTGTTCGGTTATGACAGCGCAGACCGCAACGGACGCACAGGCGGCGACCTTTCCAACTCTGTTTCCTGAATGGGTGGTGGGCGAGACGGTTGTTCCCGGGGATCGCCGTTATTATCCACCCACAGAAAAGCTGTACAAGGTCAATGATGGAATGGGGCACACCACGCAGGCGGATTGGACGCCGGATGTGACCCCCGCCATGTGGACAGTGGTTGACGCAGAACACGCCGGCACGCTGACAGACCCTATCCCGGCGGCACGCGGCATGGAGTACACCTACGGCCTGTACTACAAAGACCCGGAGGATGGCAAGCCCTACCTTTGCAAGCGCACCGGAGAGGCCGAGGGCGGCAAGGTCATTTTGCAGTATCTGCCGCATGAACTGGTCGGGCAGTATTTTGAGGAAGCAATTTAAAAAGAGGTGATTCCCCATGCCCGGTTATACAAACGTAATGAAGCGAGCTGCTTCTTTGGATTCCTCTCCTGCATTTGCAGCATATACCGGAGTCCGATTGTGGTACGACGATAACTATTGCTACTTTTCCGGCGACGAATCTGGTCGGGTTTTAGAGGCGGATTGCCCTTGGGCGACACAAGAAATTTCAGACAGCGTGTTTGAATCGGTAAAGGGATATGTTTACCAGCCGTTTGAAGCGCAAAGCGCTATGTTGAACCCGGCTGCAGAGCTGGGAGACGGCGTGAACGTTGGCGGCATTTACGGCCCGTTGTCAGCTATCAATACAACTTTTGACGCAATGTGTCTATCAGACATCAGTGCGCCTTCGGAAGAAGAAATCGACCATGAATACCCGTATTTAAGCTCAGAGCAGCGATTGATACAGCGCAACAACGCAAGCATACGCTCCTACATTGAAAAAACCGCAGAAGAAATCAGCTTGCGCGTGGAAAATGTTGATGGCAGGGTAAGCGAACTATCTCTCACTATGGACGGGATTAGCGCAGAGGTTTCTAATCAAGAGGGCGATATTTCCACGCTGAAGCAGACTGCAACAAGTCTGCAAACGCAAATTACAAACACGCGAGGCGATATCAGCGCCATTGACCAAAAGGTTGACAACATTACCCTGTCCGTCGCAAACGGGTCCGCATCTTCCATTATCTCGCTTAATATTGACGGCATTGTAGTTTCAAGCAAAACAATTCAATTCACAGGAGATGTTGTTTTTGCCAGCAATCTTACGGACGGCACAACAACCATTTCTGGCAACAACATTCAAACCGGGAAAATTTCGGCGGAATACTTAAAGATGGGCGGCGCAATGGCAGTTTACGCCAGCCTTGATGATGAAGTCAGCGCTGGAACGCTCGGATATATCTCTGGTACGATCGGTGGAAGCGGATTTACCGGTATCGGTTTAATGGCTTCGTCGGATACCGCAGTGGTTGGAAGTTTGACAGATGACGTCATGCTTTTGTCCGGAGACGATACGGGAATTTACTCTGGAAACAACATCAACTTGTCTGCCGCAAATATGGTGCGCATTCTTTCTGATTATCTTATCCCTGCTGTGGATGAAAGTACGTATTGCGGCTCCTACTCTTACTGGTGGCTGGATGGATATTTCAAATCGCTCCATGTAAACGGCGCCGCGATTACATCCTCTGATAGTCGCCTTAAAGAAAATGTGAGCTACGATTTGTCTAAATACCTTTTAATGTTTGACGTCTTAAAGCCTTGCTCGTACAAATTCATTAAAGGGACGCGAACGCACCTTGGCATGATCGCGCAAGAGGTAGAAAGTGCCGCGAACGAGGTGGGACTTGATTTGGAGCATACTGCTTCTATCTGCATCGAGAAAGACAGCCAAACCTACGGATTGCGCTATGAGGAGTTTGTTCCATTGCTTATTGCAAAAGTTCAGCAACTGGACGCCAAAATTAAGGAGCTGACAAAATGAACGATCTTATGAAAAATTTGAAAGAGGCATACGATTTGCTGCGGACAATCCCTGTAAGCGACCAACATGTAGACGCCATGTACGTCGCAAAACTGAAGCTGCAGACGGCCTACAGACTCGCAGACCAAAAAGAGGAGGTGCCGCCCGATGGATCTGGAACATGAGCGCAGACTGTCCGAAACCGAGGCGCGGTCAAAATCCAACACCAAGCGCATTGACGAACTTAGCGGCCAAATTGACGCTGTCAATCGCCTTGCAACAGCTGTGGAAGTTATGGCGACCAAGCAGGAAAACTTGGGAGAAAGCGTGGACCGCCTTACAGGAAAGGTTGAAGCACTGGAAGCGGAACCGGGGAAAAAGTGGCGATTCGTTGTTGAAAAGGCGATCTACATTATTGTGGCTGCAATTATGGGATTTGTTCTTGCAAATGTTGGATTTTCCTAATCAGGAGGTATTTAAATGGCAAATCATTGCGCCGTTACGGTTCCGCTCGATACTATCAAGCGGATTCAGGTCTATATCAACAATCCGAGAAAGTCTTTATCGGCAATTAAAAAATTGACTGGCGCGGATTATATCATCAATGGGACTCTCTACAATATGCGCACCGGAGCGGTGAATTGCCACTTAAAAGCGGATGGGAAAGTCATTGCCAATCCAGCTTATACCGTCTATGGCTATGCATGGGATGCTGGATCGGATATTGCTATGACCATTTTGCCGGCCACGGCAAAAAGGAATTACATCGCCTGCACACCTCTGCTTCTGGACGGCAAGAAGCTGGGGAAGTTGACATACGACCCCGGCCAAGGCGGCTCACGTGGGCGCAGTGCGATTGGAATTAAGAATGACAGGCTGTCTTTGTATTGCACGAAAGACGGCTCTAACGCCGCCAGAACGCCGGAACAGTTACGCGACGACCTATACAACGCGGGGTGGGACAATGCAGTTATGCTTGACGGCGGCGGTTCCAGTCAGTGCGATTTTGCCGGTCAAACAATTACCAGCAGTCGCAAAGTGCAGCACTTGATTCTGGTGTACTTGAAGGAGGAATAAAACATGAGAAATTGGAAGCTTTGGGCAAAAGCGGCGGGCATTCGCGCTCTCAAAACTGTTGCGCAGACAGCCGTTGCGACCATAGGAACGGCTGCGGTACTGGCCGAAGTGGATGTAGTTATGGTGGCATCGGCGTCCGTGTTGGCCGGCGTTTTGAGCCTTTTGACGAGTGTGGCTGGTCTTCCTGAAATTCAAGAAAACACTTAAAGATATTTCAATTAAAAAAAGAAGGTGACAGCGTGCCAACAAAAGTGTATTCACTGAAAGAAAACGGGAGTACATATGTAAGCAAAAACTTTCAGGTAAGAGAGTTTGCTTGCAACGACGGAAGCGACGCAATCCTGATAGCTGACGCACTGATCGAGACATTGCAAAAAATCAGGGATCATTTTGGAAAGCCGGTTGTAATCAATTCAGCATATCGCACAGAGGAATACAACAAAAAGGTTGGCGGCGCTCCCAAAAGCCAACACGTAAAAGGTACAGCTGCAGATATTGTTGTCGCCGGAGTCGATCCTATAGCTGTAGCGCAATATGCAGAGTTTCTGCTTTCTGGTTCGGGTGGGATCGGCGTTTACCCAACATTTACTCACGTAGATGTTCGGCCTAGCCGTGCGCGATGGGACAACCGCAGCGGAAGGGAAGTTGCGGTATCTGGATGGCCAGGATACGCGGAATTGACAGAATCGGATTTGGCAATTGCTTGGGTGCAGGCAAAAGGAATTATGAAGGGCGACATCAACGGAGACCTGATGCTTGAACAGCCTTTAACTCGACGGCAGTTCGCTGTGATGCTGTATCGGTACGATCAGCAAAAGAAGTAACTAAAAATTGCATGTGCTGGGGTTATTTTTAGGTCATTGCTGGGGCAATAATCTAAATGGGGGACTTTTATGGCATGTGCAAGGATACCGGAAGTGTTTCGCCCGCTGCTTCTTTCCGAAATGGAGCGGGCCATTACAGAAGCCAATCTTGGACGGGAAAATACGGCGATCGCCAAACTGTATTTGATTGACCGACTTCCTCAGATAGAAATTGCAATAGAGCTTTGTATTGACAGAGACACTGTTTCAAAAAGACTGCCGGAAATCACCAAAAAAGTTGAAAACGCAATCTTCCGCATGAAATCCGAATAACTTCCGCAAAAAAACTGCTGGGATTCCTCCCCGGCAGTTTTTTGTTTTGCCATAATAAAGACAGAAAGGACGTGTTTTTTATGGCATGGAATCCCGGCAACTATTCAGCTTATAACGGCTATCAAAGTATGCCAACTTTTATGGCCCCGCAATCGCCTTTACAGGCTCCGCAGGGCATTTCTGCGCCGCAGGTCACAAACAACCCGCAGGCTTGCTTTCGATGCGTTCCAGTGACTTCTTACGCGCAGGCGGAAGCTTTCCAGATTCCGTTTGATGGGTCGACTACGTATTTTGTAGACACTTCCAATGGGAAAATTTATGCCAAGACATTTGATTTTAATACCGGTACAGCGGTGCCCGTTACCTATGTCCGGGAAAATGCAGCTCCGGAAGTGCGATTTGCTACCATTGATGATCTTAACGCGCTGCGTGAAGAACTGACAACAAAGTCCAAAAAGGCGGTGAAAAAAGATGACTCCGATGAATAATCGTGTAGCACAGTTAATGCAGCGTATCAACTACTTGAGACAGACCAGCGCCCAAGCACGTCAAATGGAGCAGTCGCTGCGAGGGAAATCCCCACAGGAGTTGGAGCAGTTTGTTCGCAATATGTGCAAAGAACGCGGGATTACACCGGAAGACTTTGCCCGGTCGATGGGCATTCAAATTCCAAGCAGCCGGTAAATACGCGCAAAAATCATTTTCTTTTCAGTTCTCGGCGGCATCTTGATCAAAAGCCGCACCCAAACAGTGGGGCGCGCGACCTGCTGATTTTTAACTGAAAAGAGGTATTTTTATGGCTGAAAACAGTGGCGATCTCTCCCTGGGTTATATGATGGGACAGTCGGACGGAGGCAACTCCGGCAATGACATGTTTGGAGGCAACGGCCTGTGGGGTCTTTTGGCTCTCGCCCTCGTATTTGGCGGCGGCTGGGGAGGCGGGTTCGGCGGCTTTGGCGGTGGCGGCGCCGGCGGCGCTCTGACTCGAGCTGAACTGTACGATGGGTTTGCTATCCAGAACATCGACAGCGCTGTGCGCGGCGTGCAGAACGGCATTTCTGACGCGACCTATGCCCTGAGCAATTCTATTTCCAGCGGCTTCCACGGCGTGGACAGCGCCATCTGCAATCTGGGCTACAACGTCCAGAGCGGCATCAACAGCATCAGCCGGGAAATTGGCGACTGCTGCTGCACCACTCAGCGGGCCATTGACGGCGTGAACTACAACATGGCGTCCCAGTTCTGCGCACTGGGCAACACGATCCAGAGCACTACCCGGGACATCATCGACAACCAGAACGCCAACTATCGCGGTCTGATGGACTTCCTGGTCTCTGAGAAACTGGCCAGCAAGGACGCCCGCATCGCGGAGCTTTCCAACCAGCTGAGCCAAAGCCAGCAGAACGGTGTGATCCGCGCTGCTATTGACGCCAGCACGGCGGAAATCATCCGGCGCACCGGCAACGATTGCCCCACTCCCGCTTATTGGGTCAGTCCTCCCACTCCCGTGCAGGTTCCCTATCAGGGTAACTGCGGCTGCGGTTGCGGCTGCTAAGTGGTCGTTGAAAAAATTGCACGAACCATTCCCCGATAACGGGTGACGACATCGGGGAGGGCTTCGGCTCTCCCCTGACTTTTTAAGGAGATGAAACTATGTGCAGATACAATAACAAGTGCGGCAAGCTTTGCGACCACTTCGTTGTGACCACAGCGGTGGCTTTTGCCGACGGCACGCTGACGCTTACCCTGCCGGACACCATTACTTATGGGAATTGTGAGACCTACTGCATCGTGGTGGGCCAGACTCTGCCGGATACCGTGACCCTCAACGCTCCTGTTGTGGCGGTCATCGGCGCGGGGACCACCGAGTTCCCCCTGTTGACCCGCTGCGGCGTTCCTGTGGTGGCCCAGCAGATTTCCACGCGGTATAAGTATAAGACCGTTGCAACCACCACGGCCACCGGCGGCGCGTTCAAGGTGCTGTGCGACCTCCCGCGTGTGGAGACCACGACCCTAAATGCCCTGAATGAAGCGTAAGGAGGTGCTGACGTGAACGCAGGTATGAAGATGCTGATGGTGGACGCCGCCAGAAAGGGCAATTCCGGGCGCTCTGGAGGACGCATGGGCTATCCTGAGAGCAACTATGCCAGGATGGGATATGAGGGCGCAGAGAGCGGATACGGCGGCATGGAGATGGGCATGGAAGACATGGAGTCTCGCAGACGCCGTGACAGCCAAGGGCGTTTCCGCTCGGAGATGGGCGGGATGGAAGACGCTTATCGCGAGATGGAAAACAGAAACGGATATGGTCGCTCTGAAATGGGATCTCGCGAAATGCGCTCTGGGATGCGGGGGTATCCCGGCCACCCTTTCCCCGTATACGAAGGAGGAGATAAAATGAATCAGATCGGTTTTAATGCCGGCAACACAGAGTTTCCTTCTGAGTATCGCATGGAAGCCACTCACCAGACCGGAAATGAAATGGAGTACATGCAGGGCCAAAAAATGGTCGGGTACAGCGCTGTGCGCAGCCAGTATCTAACGAAAGAAATGGCTGAAGAATGGACCGGTGGCATGAAAAACGAAGACGGTACTAAAGGCCCGCATTGGACGATGGAGCAGGTAAAGCAGGTTATGTCTCAAAAGGGAATCGACACGAACCCGGTTGAAATGTGGGCGGTCCTAAACATGATGTATTCAGATTATTGCTCTGTTTTCAAAAAGCATGGAGTAAATAAAATGGATCTGTATGTAGACCTTGCCTGCGCTTGGCTGAACGACAAGGACGCACAGAGCGGAAAAACCGCACGGTATTTTGAAGAGATTGTGAAGCATTGAAAAAGACCCCCGCCTAGAAAAATTTCTGGGCGGGGATTTCGTTAGCATTTTCGTTAGCATTTTTGTTTGCAAAATAAACAAATTTCTTGCAGTATTTGCAAATCATGTGCAAATACTGCAAGAACTGCAAAAACCAGAAGCCCATTGAAAACAAAGGAAAAACCCCGAAACCTTTGAGGCTTCGAGGTTTTCTTTTTGGCAGCGGGTGAAGGATTCGAACCCTCAGACAATCCAGATATATCAATGCATTAACTGATCAGTTTGCATTTTCATTTGCATTTTTAAAAAAATCGGTCATTTTGTTTTGATATCTGCTTACATCAGACCGCGCTATATGAGTATAAATTTTGTGCATCGTGGTAGCGTCAGACCAGCCGCCAATTTCCATTGCAATCTTTTCTGGAACCTGCAAATGATAGGCAAGGGAGGCAAAACTGTGCCGCAACCCGTGTATTCCGACGCTTGGAAGATTGTTTTCTTCGCATATTTTTTTGATGGCTGCGCGAAGACTGTTTTGGTGGCATCCCAGAACGGGGCCTCTTGGCTGACGATCGCGCTCCAATGCGGCGGCCAGTTCGGGGATCATCACAGGAACGTTGCGGCTGGAGGAAGCGTTTTTGTTTTGTCGCTTGACCACCTTCTGATTGTTTTCATCTAAAACAACCGCGCCAGACACTTTAATAAACTCCGGGTTGGGTGGAATGTTTTCCCACCGCAGCGCTTCGATTTCTGAAGCTCGCAAAGACGAGAGCGCCAGCAAACAAGGCGTAGCATATTTGGTGTTTTTCACAGCGCTCACAAAAACTTTGATTTGGTCAGGAGTAAGAAATGGCTTTTCTGTAGGCGCCGCCAGTGGCATGCTGATCTCTGGCGGATATTCTCCAGTAGTTTCCTTTATTACGCTTCGGATCAATCCCCATGCTGTTTTCAGTGTTTTCGGAGAACAAATGCCCGCTTCTTTGTTAACGATGCCTTGCCACTCCTTTGTCCCGATGTCGCTGAGCGGACGCTGCATTTCATCTTGAAAGCGGTTCTCTTGTATGATCCTATAGCCCCGAATGGTCAACGGCGATAGCGTGTTGGTCCGGTTTTCAATATAGCGGTCAATTGCGTTCGTCAGTGTTATCGGCGCTTCTTTTTTGGCCGGCATTCTTTTTCCGGCTAGATACTCCGCCTTGATCCGCTGCGCCTCTAGTGTGACGGCTTTCTCCGTCCTGCCGCTGACGGGAATATTTTCGCCGCCCAGACGCAGATGTATAAACCACGTCCCCGATTTTAACTTTCTGGCTTTTGGTACTTTCATTTTGCGCCTCCACAAGATATAGGCCACTCACAAAAACCGGCAAACGATATTGTCATCATTCACAGTTTCTAACAAGTATCTTGCTATATTATAATCTAATTCACAAGCAGAACGTATGTTCTATATCCCGGCCTTTTTCGCCAACCGGTCTATGTAGTCGTCTTTTCGGTCCATCTGCTCACGAAGCCGGTTGTTGTCTCCGAGCAATGATTCGACTTGCTTTTTCAAGTAAGCAACCTCTTTTTCGTACTTGTCCTTTAGTTCTTCGATCCGCTTGTCCGCGTCCTCCCGCACGCTGTTGATGACCTTCTCCTGAAAATCGTGGGCTCTTCCGATGTTGGCCCGAAGTTGAGCAAGCTCCTCCTGTAATTCTTTTACCGTCCTGGTTTCCTCTGGCATTTCATCCAGAAAAGCCAGATAGCACGGGTATTGCCCGTTAGAACCTATTGTAGCGTTTTCAATGGCAGCGGAGGTGGAGCGCATAATATCTTTCGCAACAGAACCAGCCATAACGCGGTTGACTGTGGCAATGGACACGTTAGCAATTTCCGCGATCTGTTCATTTGTCAGTTTCTGAATGTCTTTTACATCCCGCAGCCATTCGCACCAGCGCTCCAGCGACATGGAGGATGTACGCGGGCCATCACAGCCGTTTCCCAAATATTCACAGCTCAGGCAACGGTTGTATGGCTTGTCCATATTCTTTTTCCTTAACATGATGTTTACAGCCATTTCTATCCCAAATGAAAGAATACCCATCACGCTTGATGGGGACCAATCACAACAATAGAGGTTGACCTTCTAACTTGGGATTTGAATTTCCTCCTTTAAAATAGTAGGCTGTAATCAGCCCCAGCAATGACCCGCTGGGTGTTGAGTTTGGCGACTGTCGCACCCGGCGGGTCGAAAATTATAAATTTAAGATCTAAAGAACAAATTCGGAAATTGTGCGACAAATTCCCGCTACGTCTGCACGAGATACAAACTCTAATTTAACTCGTCCAAGGCCGGAAAACCAAAGCTCCAATTCGCTGTCGAGATCAATAACACCAGCCGTTTCTACGGAAAACGCTTGAATTTTGCTGTAGGGTAAAGAGGTAAAATCAATCTTTTTCCCGGTGAGACCCTGTACGTTAATCACGAAAATCCTTTTGTTGGTAAACACAACGCCGTCTCGAATAGCTTTGAAAGAGGCAATAATTGATTCGCCGTTTACAAACATACTTGATATACGGCTTTCAAATTCCGAGTTATCGACGGGCCTTAATTTTAGATATTCGGCGTTTTTGAAGTCAATCATCTTTTTCATCTCTCTTTCTATAAAATTTTGCCGCCACCCGGCGGAGGATCACATAAGGAGTATATAGACGATGATGACCACGATGCAGATACAGGAACAAATTGATGACGGTTCAAGCAGAAAAGACTTGCTCGAACAGGCGTTTGATGTTATATTGAGACTGGATGATCTCACACTTACCCGCATTATGGAGGCTATCAATGAAAAAACTGCTTAGAAATTTTGGAGAATGGTGGTACAAGCAGTGGTATTTGGGTGTTCCCGACTGGGCTTGGTACATTACATGGGGGATTATGGGATTGGGAGTTTTATTAAACCTGATTCTGCTGCTAATGCGATTCCAGATAATACCAACGCCAGTATTGCGATAAGTGTTGTGATTCCATATTTAATGTTGTCTTTTCGCTTTGCAGATTTAACCCCTTTAATATACATCAAATAGTCATGGCCTTCATCTCGAATTGCCGTAAAGCTTACATGACCCTTTTCTGGATGGTCGATACTTTGGTGAGTTACAAAACGGAAATGATAGAGCCGCCTAAAAACAGGCTCATCAATTTCGCTTAACAAAATTTCTTTTTCTTTGTCGATCCGCTGAAGTGTTTTAAACTCTTCCTTGCTCAACGCAATTTTATCAAAATCCATTTTCTTCACCAAACGCAGCTTCCCCCATTTTGATAAACTTTTTAAGATTTTCTTCTGATAATCCCAAAACAAATTGCATAGCAGTTTTTTGAACATCACTAAGCTCTGCACCTTCGGGTGCGGGGCTATTTTTTTGCCCTTCGCCGGTCAGGTCGGAGACGGTAACACCTAGAGCGTTTGCGACCTTTTCAAGTCTATCATAAGATGGTTTGCTTTTGTTCCAGCGACCAATTACACCGTTACCAAACCCTAGTTGTTGTTCAAGTTTTGTTAGGGATGTTCCTTGTTTTTTGCACAATTCCCTTATTTTATCAACCATAAAGTTACCTCAAAAAAATTAGAGAATTTCCTATAAAACCTATTGACAACTAGAGTTTATGCGAGTATACTAGAGAATGTGAGGGCAATGAAACACCAAGCCCCTCCCTAGAACGGGCCACTTGAAAAACTAGATTGTCCAGCAAAACAATACTAGCATATTTTCTAGCGCCTGTCAACAAAAAAGACTACGGCGGGAAAGAAAAGACCGCCCCGTGCGGTAACACGGGACGGTCAGTGGATTACCGGGGCGTATGCCGACGGTGGCTTTTGACCTTAATGCCGTCACGCTTATGGGCCTTGACCCGAACGGTCATTGGGCCGCTGCGCTTAGGCTTGCAGGTACACGCCATAGCTTCACCTCCTTTCTGTCAACCGCAACCAGACGGAGGCTAATGCTAAATCCAATCCCAGTATATCCTCCTTTCCCGCCGTAGTCAATAATCTAACGATTTGGAGGTGAACAGATGTTGGTAGAAAATATCCAGCGGCTTTGCAAGGAGAATAACACTACCTTTTGGGCGCTGGAGAAGGAGCTGAAGATCGGAAACGGCGTGATTGCCAAGTGGGCCAAGTCCAGCCCTCGCGTGGAGACCGTACAGAAGGTGGCGGAGTATTTCGGCTGCACGGTGGACGAACTGCTGGCGGACATGCACACCAATGCGTAAAACAGCAAAAATATGGAGGCACATATGGAATTAAAAAAAAGAATCAGCGATATTTTGCGGGAGATTGGCGTACCAGCGCATATTAAGGGTTACAAGTATCTGCGGGAAGCAATCATTGTTGTTATCGAAGATCCCGATGCAATCCACGCAATCTCAAGGACGTTGTATCCAGCGGTAGCCAAGATGAACGCGACTACATCCTCCAGAGTGGAACGATCCATTAGACACGCCGTTGAGGTGGCCTTTGAGCGAGGAGACCCTGATGTTCTGAAGACCTACTTTGGAAACACTGTGAGCGCAAAAAAGGGTAAGGCCACCAACAGCGAGGCTATTGCCGCGATTGCGGATATGCTCTGTCTGGAAATGAACATTTGAGCGCAAAAAAGAATACTCCCGCGAGCGCACCACCGCCCACGGGAGCAAGAAGAACCGAAAGACACAAATCAGTCCTGTCCCTTGTATTATAACACAGTGGACGGGCAAATACAAGGAGGAAAATGAAAAAAATGAGAAAGCTGAATGTAACCTTCAAGGGCGTTGACCCGCTCCTGATGCACGACTGTAAGTGCGTGAATCCTCTGCATCCCATTTCCCTGCAATTGAAAGCGCTGACCGGTAAGCGGAAGAAGACGGAGGAGGACCTTGCGAAAATCTCCGACCTGGAATTTATGAGCGGCCTGTACTGGGACGATGAGATTGGCGTGTACATCCCCGCAGAAAACATCGCCCGCTGCATGGAGGAGGGCGCAAAGTCCATGAAGAAGGGCAAGGACATTGTCCGCCACGTCAGCATCAAGGGCTCCATGATCCCGCTGGACTACGGCGCGAAGAAGACGCTGGACGAGCTGTGCGCCGACTTCTCCTACCGCGACGTACGCGCTGCAGGCGTCATGCGGGCCAGAGTGGTGCGGACGCGCCCCCGGTTCCACGCCGGTTGGAAGCTGAACTTTACCATTGAGTTCGATGAAAACAACATCGACGCGCAGACCATTTGTCAGGCGATCGACTACGCCGGAAGCTACATCGGACTGTGCGACTTCCGTCCCCGCTACGGCAAGTTCACCGCCTCCGTGACGGAAATCTGATTCGAGGAGTACACGGCGAGGCGAGGCGAGGCTAGGCGTGGCTTGGCATGGATTACAAGGCTCGGCACGGCTCGGCTAGGCTAGGCATGGCTGGGCTCGGCATGGCATGGATTACAAGGCAAGGATAAAAACAAAAATTTTGGAGGTTACATATGAACGAAACAGCAGTGAACCGCCTGCGGTATGAGCCGCTGATCGATGCGGTGATGGCGATGCCGTACCGGTCCGTGATATCCAGAGAGGAGATTTCGCGGTTGGTACAGGAACCCGTGGGGACGCGGAAATTCTACGGCCTGATTGGTCAGGCAAGACGGAAGCTGGAGGTACACGGCAGAGTATTAAAGACGCTGAACAGCCAGGGATACCAGCTTTTGCACCCAGATGACTGCGCTGATGCGGCGATTCATCTCTATAAGCAAGGAGGACGCGCCATTTCCAGAGGCGCGAGAATTCTGAATTATGCTCTGGTGGATGAAATGACTCCGGATGCGCTGAACAGATACCGGGAGGTATACGAAAAGTCCAGAGTGATCCACGCGGGCTTACAGGGCGCGGTGGTGGAGCTGAATCTTCTCGCCCGCCCGCATCCGTTTGCAATCGGAATCGGGAATTAAATGCAAGGAGCAACTTATGGCAAGAAAATCGGTAGATTCGGACATCAGCCGAATGGTAAAGGCCCGCAGCGGAGAAAAGGGCATCAGGAACAACCGCCAGCTTGCGGAAAAGGCAGATGTAAGCTACGACACGCTTTGCCGGTGTATGCGAGGAGAACAGCCATGGAATCTGGATATCCTTCGAAAGATCAGCCGCTTTGCGCTTCGGTTTGACAGCGAACATTGGAAAATCGTTGGGGAGGGCATGTAATGGAAATGTTTTTTTCAGTTCTGGGCGTTGTCACGTTCGCCTACTGGCTGGTATTTGATCTTGGAGAACGCCTGGAGGGCCGCAGATGAACCGAGACTGCATAGACTGGGAGCGGGACGCCTACGAGCGCAGGAAAACCCGAAACGAACGGAAACGTGACAAAGCTTACCAGATCGTCTTTGCCGTTTCGGTTATTCTTTGGTTTTTGTCTGTCCTATTTGTTCTGAAGGTGACGTCTCCGCCAAACGACCAGGAGAACGGCGTATTAACGCGTCTCAATACGGGAGAATTGACGCGTTCTTGGATTTTGGACAGAGAAGATTTGAACAGGCCGGCAGAGAACCCTGCTGCAGTTATTTGCCCGTATTATGATGTGCCTTTGCCTTATTCCATTCAGGATGACTTGCGCTTTGCCTGTGATGAGAGCGGCGTTGATATGAAGATTGCCCTCGCAGTCATCAAAAAGGAGACAGATTTCCGGAACATATCAGGTGACGGAGGAGATAGTCAAGGATACATGCAAGTGCAGGAGAAATGGCATAGAGATCGAATGGAACGTCTTGAAGTAACAGATCTAACGGACCCGCTGTCTAATTTCCGGGTCGGCTGTGATTATTTGGCGGAGCTGCTGGAGATTTATCCGCTGGAGAAAGCATTGACGGCGTACAATTCTGGATCTCCTGGGACAAGTCAATACGCAAAGACAGTGATGAGATACATGGAGGAGATCGATGTCCAATATTAAGAGCGTAAGACGCCGGACTCATTGTATTTGCTGCGGAAAAGAGCTGACTGGCATTAAGAGGAAATATTGTTCACTTGATTGCACCGTAAAATGGCGGGAACGAACAAGAAAGGACGGGAAATATGTATAGGAAGCCGATCTGCTGTTCGCAGTGCGGACACATGATACAGGACGTAGAGCAATACGCTGTTATTCTTGGAGAGGCCTACTGCTTTGAAAACGAATGCGCTGACGAGTGGATGAAGGACGAACTGGAGGAACAATACAAGAAGTACCGGGACCAGATTGCCGAAATGCTTTGTATCCCGGTCTTACAGGGGGGTGAGCGGATTTGCTGAAACCATATAACGAACTGGTGAAACTGGATGTTCTTCCTTTCTGCGACAAAAGAGAGGCAAAGGACGACAATGGGAAAAAAATTCAGGTCCCGTATTTGAACTGGGCCAAGTGTGTTGAGCTTCTCCATGAGAATGGGGCGACCGAGGTTTGGTACAGGCCGCTTCGCTCGGAGTCTGGAAGCTACCTGTTTCCCTCTCTTGAGGTGCAGAGAGAGAAGGATGGCCGGAAAACGGGCTGCTGGTTTGTCTCTGTGGAGATACACATTGACGATCTTGTGTTTACCATGGAAACGCCGCTTATGAACGGGAGTCTTGTAGTATACGAGGATACGTTGAACCAGCTCCGAATTGCCAACTGTCACGCCAGAGCATTTGTGAAGGGCGTTGCGATTAGGACAGGACTTGGTTTTTCCCTATGGGCCAGTGATTCCGATACGGATGCCGCGCCTGATGACTTATCAGGACATAGCATTATGGCGATTAAGGAGCGAATTGACCGATTGATTACATCAAAGATGCAAAGAGGAATGGACCTTAACGATGTATTGTCCTATGTTGGCTTGAGCCAGAAACAGTTTAATACCATTGTTTCTTATTTTGGACACATTAACTCCCTGGAGAACAAACTGAGAACCTTATGATCCGAAATAAAGACCGAAGCGGGTGGTTTGGCGCAAGCGACACGTCCATGATCATGGGAAACTGGAAAACCAAGACTTTTGAAAAATGGTGGTTGGAAAAATGCGGTGTCTCTTCCAGGATCTTTCATAGCAAAGCGATGCAGACAGGTACGCATTTAGAGCATCGGATTCTAGATCATTTAGGGATCAAGAGGCGAGACAGACAGATTCGGCAAAGGCTTTTGCGCCTGCGGGTGAATCTGGACGGCGAAACACCAGAGGAGATCATCGAGGTAAAGACGCATTCTTCAGAGACGTTTAAGGTGAGCAAAGCATACTGGCAGCAGTGCCAGGTGGAAATGTTTGCGTCTGGACTTTATTTTTGCAAGCAAAAAAAATGCAGGATTGTTGCATATCGCGTTTTACCAGAGGATCACAAGAACTATTTTCTCCCGATTGTTCCAGAACGCATTTCAATCTACCCTATTTGTTATGACCAGGACTGGATATTAAACCAGTACTTGCCGCGTCTGCGTTATTTGAAAAAATGCTTGAAGAGAGGATCGTGGCCTGATGTTGAAAATATCAGTAACCGGAGCTGATTTTCGCACGTTGTGCGACCAGAGCGTAGAATATCTCTGTGTCAGGACGCTTCGAGCGGGAGAGATTTGTGAGAAGCTGGAGGATTGCAAGAGCTATGATGTTTCGATTCAGGAACGCAGGAAAAGACGGAGCCAGGACGCAAACGCCTATGCATGGGTCTTGATTGGAAAGCTAGCCGCTAAACTATCGATTTCTCCAAATGAGGTGTACAGGCAGTACATTCCTGACGTTGGGGACAACTACTATATTTTGCCAATTAAATCAGAACTTGTTGCCGCATGGGATCGACAATGGTGCGAAGGCCACGACGGAAGGATGATCGTTGACATGGGTCCGTCGCGCGCCTTGAAAGGATATAACAACGTGCGAACGTATTTTGGCTCCAGCGATTATGACGCAAGGCAAATGTCACGACTGATTGATATGATCGTGCAGGACTGCAAAGAACAGGGTATCGAGACTTTGACGCCTTGCGAACTGGACGCGATGAAAGAGAGATGGGCATGCGCAAGATGACAAAGGCCACTAAAATCTCCGCTGCAGTCAAAAAAGCGGTGCATGCGCGGGATGGCGGTCTTTGCGTGATTTGCAAAAGGCCCGGAGACCCGGTCGCGCACGTTGTTCGCCGCTCGCAGGGAGGCAGAGGCATTGAGAAGAATGTTGTAACGCTTTGCCCGTGGTGCCATCGATCTTTTGATGAGGGTCGACCAGAGTTTCGCCGGCACGCTTATGTAACGATTGTAGCGCATTTGAAAGGCTTTTACCCGGACTGGAGCCGGGAGGACATGATCTATCGAAAAGGAGACCAGAAGGGTTTCGATTAAAAAGGAGATTGCGAAACAAAAGAACCGGTACGGGGAAGCGACACACTTTTCCCGCTACAGATTGGAGGAATAATATGCTTAACAGGATTATCCTCATGGGTCGGCTGACCCGTGATCCTGAGCTGCGCCGTACCCAGAGCGGTACTGCCGTCACGTCCTTCTCTTTGGCTGTGGATCGGGACTTCAAGTCTCAAAACGGCGAGCAGGAGACGGCTTTTATCGACATTGTTGCTTTGCGCAGCACAGCGGAATTTGTTAGCCAATACT